GGCCCAGCGCCCGCCCTCGCTTCGCAGAGCGCCTGTAGAGGCCTACAGAGGCCCGCATGAGGCCCTGCCACGCCTGCCCACAAGCCCATGCCCAGCCCTCCGGCCCTGCTACCAGGGAGCATAGGTGCTAACCCTGTAGACAGGCAGGCCCAAAGCGTGGTACTCGCGCAGGCGCACACGCTCGCGTCAACGCACGCGGTACGCGCACGCGGGCAGGCGGGCACGGGGGTAGGCGCATGCGACGGAGTCGGAGGCCCCTCCGCGCGTATGCCTAACAATTTTGAAATTTAGCCCTCAGTAGGCTCAGGCTTAGCCCATGCCAAGGCCATGAAGCCGCCTACGGCTAAGCTCATGAGCACGCTGTATGTGTTGCTGTCGATACGGCTTGCGATACAGGCCCATTGCACGCATGCCATTGCGGCTAACGTCACGATGAACTTAAGGTCTAGCAGCTTCTTCATTCCACTCTCTCAGCTTTCGCTTGTCGATGTTGCAGAGCTTAAGCGTATGTGCCAACTTGGCCACACTGTCGCTAAGCTCAGCGTTGGTGGCGAGCCCTAGCTTGCTGCCCACTAGGCAGTCTTGCAGTAGCTCGGATGGCGCAGGGCCGCGCGGCGGGGTGACACAGCCGGCCAGGAGCGCGGCCAGGGCCAGGACGAGATACCTCATTCCAGCCCCTCCACGGCCCCTGCCAGGGCCTCGCGCACCTCGGGAGGTGTCGGTGTAGCCGCCCAGGTCGGCGCGGCCTCCTGAGCCCGTTTAAGGGCCTCTGTGGCGGTCGCGGATTGCAGCCCCGCAGAGCGCTTTTCTGCCCGAGCGGAGGCAAGGATGCCCTCCGTCCGTTTCTGTGCAGCCTCGGCGGCGGCAAGGGCCTCCACGGCCCCGTCTCGCTCGGCTCGCAGGGCGCCATTCGCGGCCACCGAGCGCCAGAGCCCGAAGCCCAGGGCAGCGGACGCCAGAAGCGCAGCGGCCAGGGCGTATGCGAGTAGCTTGGTCATCACTTCGCCTTCTCGATGAGCCATCTTGCGACAGCCGGGTTGTCTTGCAGGAAGGAGATAAGGCCAGTAGCCAGAGGTCTGACGAACTTCTCTTCCAGAGCGTAGGGGTGGTTATAGCCCTGCTGGCTCAGGATGCCATGCATGCACTCATGCAGGAAGGTGTCCTTCATGCTGTGGGCGTCCTGATCCGGGTCAAGGGTAATGGTGCCGCGTGCGTTGTCGCACTGCCCGTAGGCCTTGTCCAGAGTCTTGCGAATGACCTTGTACGTTCGGCCTAGGATGCGAACATTGCTGCTTGCCATGCGCGTCTCTTAGGGATACCGCCACATTTGTTAGCGGGGATGTTGCAGTCCTTGCCGTTAACGTAGCTCCACTTGCGGAACTCCTTGGCGGCAAGATCGTATTGCCCGGCATTCACCAGCCGCAGAAGCGTGCTGTTGCGCAGAGCGTTGATGCCCACGTTGTAGGCGAAGTCGCTAAGGGCGTTGAATTCGCCTTGCGACACAGGCACGCGGAGCATCTTGGCTACCGCAGGCCCGTAGGTGGTGTTCATGTCCTTCAGCAGCAGCGCGTCGCACTGGCTGTCGGTGTAGGTCTGGCCTAACTTGGCCGTGGTGGTGTGCCCGTAGCACACAGTAACGACACGGTTCCCGGCCACCCGCTCCACGTAGGCAGCGTTGTGCTTGCCTTCGTAGAGCTTGGTGCCAGAGATACCCGCGAGCGTCACCACCAGAGCGGTAGCCGCTACGCGGAGCTTCTGCATTACGCCACGTTGTTGACGATGGCGGCAGCAGCGAACGTCGCCAGCAGGTTGCCGGAGCGGTCGCGCAGCGCGTTGGTGCCCGGAGCCGTGTAGGCCACGGTCGGGGAGCCGCCAGCCACGTAGGCCACGGTTACGGTCAGTTCAAGCACGGTGTCGCTGGTGAAGGCAACGGCGCTGATGGTCTTGGCCACGCCGGCCAGCGCGAACGCCGAGATTGCCGGGACAACGGAGGTGTCCATGGGCTCGGAGAACGTGATGCGGACCTTCGTCGGGGCATTCGCCGGGATGGCGCGAGCCGTGACGGTGGGCAGGGTCGTGTCGGTCACTGCATCAGCAGCAGCCTTGCAGGCAGCGAAGAAGGCGCCAAGCGACTTGGCCGTGCTGGACTTGCCGTTAGCAGCCATGCCGGCCATGATTTCCACGTAGCTGATGGCCTTAGCGGCCTGCGTGCGGAGTTGCAGGCCCGAGCCGATAGGGCCAGGGGACGGGAGAGTTTCGATACGCATTAGCGTCTCCTAAGTGATGCGGCACGGCGGGCCAGAAGGCCGGCTTCGTTGCCGCGACGGTTGAGCAGCCCTTGGTGGGCCACTGGTTGCACGGTAGAACCGTAGCGTTGCTTGCCAAGTGGGTCGGCGCTGACGCGCTTCCACTCTTCTTCACGGAGGCGTTCAACCTCCTTGGCCTGATCCTTCGCCAATGCCTCGACGAAGATGTTCACCAGACCGGCCAGGGCGTCCAAGCGGTCGTCATGGACCAGTGCGTCACGCACATGGCTGATGTGCGCAAGCTGGTAGAACAGGCTGTAGGTCAGCCGCAGGTTGGGCGAGTAGCGGGCGATGTCGCGCTCGTCATCGGTTACAGTCGACTCACTGAAAATCAAAGAGCCTCGACCCAGTACAGGCGCCAGCACATTGATGATCCGGCCTTCCTTCATCCCGGTAACGAGGTCATCGTCGCACATGCACTGAATGTGCTTGGCTAGGATGGGTGCGAACACAGCGCGGAACGCACCATGCCCCATGTTCTTCTCGATCCGGCACCCGTCGAGCGGGTACTTAGCGATACGCCGGGCCAGTTCGTCGAGCTTGTACTCGTCATAACCACCAGCAACCGCTCCGATTTCCAGGATGATGACGTTGCCGTTCAGGAATCCGCCGACCCCATAGGCCGTCTCGTCGCCGTTAGCGCCGCCAGCAGCCGGGTCGATGTACGCCCAGCAGCTTTGCAGGCGGGCAACCTCGTTGCTCACGGTCAGCGTAGGCTTCACCTTGAAGGCGAAGTCACCCACTTGCTTGTCCCGTAGGCTCGTCTGGTCAGGGTGCCGGATGATCTGCAGGGGCCATAGCTCCGCAGGGGCGAGCATGACGATCTGCTCGGTCTTGAGCGGGTGCCGCATGGCGTCCATGAGGGCCGTGTTCAGCATGTGCTGAAGCTGGAAGTAGGGCGTGCCCTGCTGTAGCTCCACCTTCTGCAGTGCGTCCTCGTCCCGGAGCACGGGGTCGATAGGCCGACCCTGCGTCAAGTCCGACCCGCCGCCCTTGGCGAAGTGCGGGAAGCGGGCAAGGCGCTCGGTGATGAGCGGCGCGAGGTGACCGCCGTAGTGGTCCACCTGCTCGGGAGTAGGGTAGCGGCCCGGCCAGATGCGGACGGTGCAGCCCTTGGCCGGCAGCGCGTTGTACACTGACTCCATGGTCTGCGGAGTGCCCATCCAGAGGATGCGGCTCCATGGGGCGTTGGCGATAGACGGGAAGTCCTTCACCAAGTGAGCCAGCTTGGCCCGCTCGGTGGGCGTCGTGGCGTTCTTGGTAGACTCCACGTCATCCGCGATCAGGATGTCCGCACGCTTACCCTGCATGTTGGCGCCGATGCCCATACACGTCACGCTCGGTGACTTGTCCACGCCTTTGAGGCTGTGATGGATGTCGAAGCTCTCATTGCTGGTGCGGTCGCCGGCCAGCTTGTCGGGGCGCATGCACTCAAGCGCCTCCATGTTCATGATCAAGCGAATGATCAGGACGGCAATGTCGTTGGCCTGTGTGCCGCCAGCGGAAATGACCAGCACGCGCCAATGCGGGTTGTGGATCAGTGCCCACACAGCGTAGGCCGCGACGATGGTCGTCTTTGCCTGCCCGCGCTGCGCCATGACCATCAGATGCTGAGGGCCATAGGCGATGAACTTGGCGATGTCCTCCTGAATTTCAGTTGTGCTGAAGCCCAAGAGTTCCATCACGTCCACGAGGAACGGGATGAAGTCTCGGTAATGCTCCTGCACCAGTTCGAGGAGTTCCCATCGCTGGCTCGCCGCTGCTGCGTCTTCGCGGGCCTTCACTGCGGAAGGCCCATGTTGCCCATCAGGTCGCCGAACGCTGCGTCAGCAGCTTGCATGTCCGAACGGGTAAGCCCGCCGCCGCGCTTGCGCTTGGCCGCTAGGGTGTCCTTGAGGGCCGCTAGCTTCTCGTTCGTCTCCGCGTCGGCGGTGATGGAGTTGTTCTTGAGGAAGGTAATGGCCGCGCCCACGATAGCGGGCGGCGGCTTACCGCTTGCAATGCACAG